GTACATTACCCCTCCAACCACTGATAAAGCATTATTCGCCAATTATGGTGGTCTTAATTACGGTTTAGGTGGTGGATTCGCACAAATAGGTACTGGAGCTGGTGGTTCAGGTATGCCTGGTGCTGGGTATGGTGGTTACTATATCGCACCAGCTTATGATATTCTACTTACAGCTAGTGATATGAACTTAAAAGATAGAATACTTAAATCTGATTTAGTATATAAAATAACTGCTGGACCAGATGGGACTAGATTATTACATTTACTAAGTACACCAGGTTCTAAGATATCTTTTGGTGGTGCCATCAATCAAACTGGTATGGGTGGTGGAATGAACTTAGCTGGATGTCAAGTATGGTATCACTATTATGAGACAACTAAGGACGATGTTGATTCTTGTAGAGCTGCTAACCCAGATATTATCACAATGCCAAATGAAGTTCCATTAGCTAAATTAGATTTTAGTAGATTTAATGAACCAACTAAAGTATTAATACGTCAATTGTTTGTCGCTGAAGCAAAAAGAGCACTAGGGAGAACTAGAGGTAAATTCTTAGGGGTTGTAGGACCGCCAGAAGCTGAAAGAACAATGGATTATGATTCATTATTATCTGAAGGTAATGAAGAAATTAAAGCAATATTAGAACGTTTAGATACTAGATTAGAAAGATTATCATCTACCAAACAACTTGAAAGAAGTGCTAATGAAGCCGAATACTTAAATAAAAGTATAAAATTTAGACCTTTAGGGTTCTATGTTAAATAAAAAAAGGGACTGTAACAAGTCCCTTTCTTTTTATATTAGAAATTCCATTCATCATCCTCATTATGTTTGATAATTAAACCTCCTTTTCTCTCTTGCTCTTTAGCCCTTTCTAATGATTTCTGAATATTTAATTCAGCTTCATATGCTCGCTCTAATTCAAGTGCACCATTATAATAATCATAACCAGAATTATAATGTTCCATTGTGGTCCAATAACCATCCATTACTTCTATCCATTGGTTCTCTTTTAAGAAATCCTTCATCATACCAATTGTTTCATCTTCAATAACTTCTTCATCATTTTCGATTTCATAATCTGAATTATGTGTATCTAACCACATATTGAATTTTTCAGTGTAACTATAATCACCTTCAATAGTATCCATAAATAATTCTCTTTCTTTAACAATTTCTAAGTAATCAAATAATTTATCTACTGAACTTATGACCACTTCCCATTTATTAGAAACTAAATAACCAGTTTCTTCATCAATAAAGAATAAATCAATTAATTCTTTAACCAATTCACCAGTCTCAGTCATAACTTGAAAATCAATAGGTTTTAAATTCTTACAAATAGTATCAAAAGTTTCTTTCTCTTTAGCAATACTATCCGCTTTAATTTTAGCTAACCTTTCATGATAATCAGCTCTCACTCTTTCCCATTCTTCTTCTTCCATATTATTTGGAAGTTTATTAACTGAATCCCAGAATCTAATCTCTTTATCTTCCATTGTCATAAGAGCTTCATAACTATCTTGGTCAGATTCTTCAAATGGTTTACCAGCAATCAACTTACATTGTTTTTCAGTGAATACACCTCTATCTTCTAACTTAAGTATTTTAGTCTTTTTATCCTTTATAACGTTGATAATTATCTTATCCCTAATGTCGGTATCAAAACATACTAATAGTGGCTTAATTCGCTTGTTAAATGCATCTAAATACTTAGGAATGTTATATTCAGTATTAATTAGGTTAGGGTTCATATCAATTTGTTCCTGAGGAATCAATTTACAATTAAACTCAACATGTGTTTGACCAGTAGTTTTATCTTTAACTGCTTTAATATCGCTATGTGATTTAGCTTCACCAGTATTAATATAATAAATTGTATCACCTAAATTAACATCTAAGTTATTAACTATGATTAATTCCATATAAGCTTGTCTGGATTTAGCAGCACCAGCTTTATTAGTTCCTTTACAATAAACTTCTACATAATTCTTAGGTGTCATTTTAACCCTAGATTTAGAAGCCATTTTAAGCACTGGCATTTGGTAACTGTAAATTTTATTTACATGCTCGTAGTAATACTCGATAAAATCATAACCTTTATCATCTAATAACATTCTTACACCCTTATCAATAAATTCTTCGATATATTCTGGCATTGCTTTAGATTTAATACTGTTACCTACTAATTTTACTTTACCATCAATATCATTCGCATAATTCTTTCTAGCAAAGTTGATTGTAGCATCACAAATATCATCGATATCTAATCCCATTCTACCTAACATATATTTTTCATTGAACTCAGCTAATACTGCATCAAGACCAATTAATTCTTGACCTACTTCATAATGATTTGTTTTCCAGTGACTAGCTTTGGTAATATACTTAACTTCATCGATATTATCAGGGATTGCAAAGTTACAACCATCTGTATCTAATACTAATGCTCTAAATCCATATTTCTCAGTAAAGAAACGAACCATTAATCTTAAGTATTGTCTACCTCTACATGTTGTTTCTTCAGCACAATCTGAATCACCCCAGTTAAAGATATAAGGAGCTCCGTAAGCACCGAAGAATGAGTTAGCTAATATCTTAAGTGGTAATTGTTTTTTATCGTAGTTAGAAGCTAATTTTTTATGTTTCTTAATAGCTTTCTCCACTTTCTCAATTTCTTCTGGAGTTAATGTATCTCTTCTTTCCTCTAATTTAGTAGCTAAATCTTTTGCTTTATCTTTATGTTCACTAGTTAAGAATTTAAACTCATCACGTTTATCAACCACATACGTCAATAAACCTTCCATAACGCCAGATATATCTAACGATGGGAATATACCATGTGTTAGCTCTGTTTTTGGATATAACGCAGCGAAATCGGCCTTTACAACGTTCTTAGCAAAACCTACCTCAAGTAATCTTGATAGACCACCAGTAAATTCTCTTTTCTTTTGTAAATCAGGTACTGCTAAATTATTTTGATATGACCATGCAGCCATAATCAATTTCCATTGACCAGCCGTACCCATGGTTGAACTTCTCATATAAGAAGTTGGTAATATCTTAGCAATCAAATAAGCAGCTTGATTATAAATCCCATCAACTTGCTCAGTTTCCCAAAGGTCATCTAATAAGTATCGCTGTACAATATAATCACCTTTAACTATTGTCAACCCTTCTGGTAATTCGTTGATATATTCAGAATTTTCTAATAACCCCCACTTACCATTTGATTCGTTAAACCAATAATCTCTAGTATCTGCCCATGTTGAATTAATAATATCACCATCAACATAAACCCTATTAGGTTTTGCAACTCCAGAGAATTGAGTGATATACTTTAATGACCATTTCTTAATACTTGAATTAATCGCTTGTGCTCTACGAACAGAGTGTGAGATATCTAAAACACTGGTACCCCATATGTAAGTCTGTTTATAAGCTTCTTGTTCACCACCAAGCTTAAGCATTGCAGCTTTTCTCTTAACTGGTACATTAGGGTTTAAAGTTTTAACTACATCATAGAAATCTAACCCTAAACGTTCACATCGCTTTTCAATGAATGGCCAGTCAAAGTTCTCGGAGTTATATGCTGTAATAATATCTGGACATAACTCATAAACAATTTGAAAAAACTCTTTAATATTTTGTCTTTCAGATTCTCTACGTTCTTTACCAGTTTCACCTTTTACTTCTAAGATTTTTTCATAACCTTTATTATCTTTGATACCGATTTGAAATATCGCATTGATTACTGGGTCTAATCCCTCGGTCTCAAGGTCAAATTGGAGTCTATGGACATCGTTATAATCATCCATACCTTTAAATAAACGTTTACCAGTTTGAATTAAGAATTGTTCATCAGGTGAAAATGAAGTGAATAATTTCTTATTATCTTCATGTCTTGCATCAACACCACCATTTCTAAAAAAATCTTGTAATACAGAATAACCATGACCAGTTATAGTTACAAGATATTTATAACCATTAGCCATCCGTTCTGGTTCATCACCATCATCAGTTAATGTTCTTAATTTTTTAAAACGAATATTATTCTTTTTAGCGACTTCTTGTATTTTTCTACGGTTACCACCATAAAGTCTTTTAACTACTTCTTCTTTAACCCAAACAAATGGTTTAAACTTATGCGGCTCAATACGTTTCCCAGTTTCTGGGTCATTAATAATTAGATAAACAAGATTCTCTGAATAAGAAGATTCAATCCCAACAATGTATTGCTGGGAGTCACTTCCCTCTAGAAACTGTTCAATCTGTTCAAAGCTCACTTTCTCCATATATACAATTTTTTACAAATGTATACAAAAAAAAATAATAAACAATGTAGTATATTTATTTTTTTATACTACCATCTAATATATGTACATAAAGTTCTTCTCTTATAGGCACTATAAGTGTACCAGTACCATCTAAAAAGTCAATTGTAAATTGAGCTAAATATGTTCCTGGTCTGGAAGAATCTTTACTACTAAATTGATACGCTAAAAAATATTCAGCTACCGTACAACCGACATATCTAGTCTTAGGTGCTAACCCAGCAACTTTCCTAGAAATATGTTTAATACCAGTTTTAATATCAGTCATGGTAAAATATATATCAGCATTCTGTAACTTATTAAAAAAATAAGAATAATTATTAATACCATCCTGATACAACTCAAGTTTTAGTACTGGTAATGTTGCATTTTTATTAATGTAGAAATCCATAGTTTTATTTTTTTAATTAAGAATGTAATTTTTTCCAAACTGTACCAGTCCATCCATAGAAACTTGAAGTTGCAGCGTCAAATACCATTGTTCCAGCACCACCATCTGGTACTGGTGTTGTTGCACCATCACTTAAAGATGTATATGTGGATTTTTTAGATATT